TGTCAGCCGTGACGGTGACGGTCGCGGGGGCATTCAGGATGCCCAGATACTCGGTCGAGCCGTTGCCACGCAGGATCATGTGCTCCTGCTTCGCGGCGATGGCGATCCCGAAGAGCTGGCGGAGAAGGGTCTCGACAGCCTGCGGGCTGTAGCGGACCAGCTCATTGTTCACTTCGGTGTAGCCACCCACCTGCTTCACCCGCCACTGCAGCTCGCTGAACGCGGGCTCAGTCTCCGTCGGGGAAGCACCCTCGGCGCGGCTGCGCGCACGAACACCGGCGGCCAGCGCCGTCTGCCCGATACCAGCGGTCGGCGCGGTGTACTGGTCAAGTGCCGGGTACGTGCCGGAAGCGGCACCGACCGAGACGGTCTGCACCCGTGCCAGCACCTGCGACTGCTGCTCCGCCACTTTCAGAAGCTGCGTGCTGAATTCCTGGGGAACCAGGAACCCACCCGAAGAACCGTCGGTCGTGCCGAGGTCCTTGGTCGCCTGATAGACGCTCTTCAGGCGCTGCTCGTCGCCGCGGTACACCGCCAGCAGAAAGTCGGCGAAGGACTTGACGTTCTCGTCCGCCTTGCCGCCGTCGTTGGTGAAGTACCCGGCCTTGGTGTGTGCCGGCTCATTCTGGATGAGTTCCAGCACCTTGTTGACGCTCTCGCTCAGGCCATCGACCTGCGCCTTGAGGGCGTCCAGCTGCTCATTGTCAGCCATGGGGTCATCCTCCTCAGTAGTCATTACGACAACGTGTGATTTCGCGGTCTCCGCCTCATCCACACTGGCCGCGTCTGAGGACGCCTCCGGCCCGGTCTCTGGCTGGTCGGTTGCCGCTTGCCCTACGGGCGCTTCATCGCCCGGGAACAACGATTTGATGGGCAGCGCCTCGTTACGGGGCTCTGCCGGGGTGGGGGTCAGGCTGGCTTCGCCAATCGGCCACGTCTTCAGCCAGTACGCCTTGCCCACCGCTTCAGCTTCCACGAGGTGCCCGACGGCCCCTGAGCTCCAGCCCAGCTTGCCGGCCTGCACCAGCTCGTAGATCTGTTTCTCGTACTCGTCGCGCAGCTCCAGCTGCGCCTCGACCCAGATACCGACGTCGTCGATCTTCATCACGCCTTTGCCGAGCTTGCGGTTCTTCAGCGTGCCGTCGAAGCCGTGGTGGTAGTACACCGTGCGCGCGTCGCCGTCCGCGATGTCGAAGTCCGTGCTCGCCGTGAAGAAGTCTCCCATCAGGTCAGGGTCTTTGGTGGTGGTAAACCTGACCAGGTAGCCCCCGACCCGGTTCTCACTCAGCGCCTTGACGGTGTCGCCCATGTACACCAGCATCTCGTGTCTGTCCATTACGGGTACCCCTCCCAGTTCAGCAGGGCGTCAGCGAACACCACGCCAACCCCGGCCTTGTCGTCGATCGCTTCCAGCGCCCCTTCGATGGCCTGGTGTAGCACATCCGGGATCGCGTCACTCTCGAACTGCGTGCCCTTCTGGGGCTTGCCCTCGCTCATGCGCCGCTGCGCCTTGCGCTGCCACTGCCGCAGCGCGCGCTCGAACTCTGCCGACCGCGCGGACGGCTGCCCGTCGTCGGCCTGTTCTTCACTGTTGTCGTCCGCTGCCGGCGGTCGTGTGGGCGATGGCGGAACAACCGGACCTTCTTCCACCGGCTTGTAGCCCAGCTGCGTGCGTGCCTCGTTCTTGTCGATGATGCCCGCCCCGACCAGCATGGTCAGTTTGTCAGCCTTCTCACTCTCCAGCGCCTGGAAGAGTTCGAGTTGCTCCGGGTGGAAGTGCATCTCCAGCTGGAACTTGTCCAGCAGCTGCCGGTTCAGCGCGCGCTCGATGCGTGTCGCCAGCGGCAGCACCGTCTTGCTGTAGAAGTGCAGGTCGTCCTGGATCGCTGTCGCGTAATTTGCCGCGTTACTGAATAGCAGCGTCTGCGGCACGCCCAGCGCCGTGGCGATGTCCTCGCGCTTCTTGTCCGTCAGTTCCGGCAGCGCCAGTTCCCCTGGCGAGTCACCGATCGTGGTGAAGGTCAGCTTCCCGCGCACTGCGAAAGCGCGGAACGCGTTCGTCAGGCCGGTGGCCGCCCGCTTGAACCACTCCTCGAAGCGCTCGGAGTCCGGGCTGCTGCCGCCAACGTTCTCGGCCCCGATCACCAGCGGTCGGACGGCCCCGCGCTGGAAGTAGCCCTCGCCGTAGCGGTCGATGAAGTTCAGCATCCCCGCTGCCTTGAGCGCGGCTTCAGCAGCAGCCGCTCCGGGCCCGGTCTCGGCTTTTCGGTTCGGCGCCCACAGGTAGACCATGTCCTCTACCGGGATATCTATCGTCTTGCTGCCGATGGTGCGCTCGAACCCAATCAGCCCGTCCTCCGGGCTGTACTTCGGCTTGACCGTGCTGGGGTGCAGCCGGCGCACCTTCAGCACTCGCGTGCGGTTGCGCTCCAGGTGCAGGTACCACGCCCCGTACAGCGTGTAATCACCGACGATCTGGTCGAACAGGTCCGACAGCGAGCCGTCCACCTCGAACGGCAGCGCGTCTTCCCCGTCCTGGAGCGGCTCTTCCGCGCCGGCGCGGTACAGCTCAAACGGCAGGTTGCCGAGCGCCTCGGCACGCACGTCCACCCCGCGCTTCAGCCAGGGTACGGACTCGTACAGCTTGACGATGTCCCCACCGCTGCCCCCGGCCAGATACGTCCACGCTTCACGTGGCAGCGAATTGAGCGGCACACTCTTCAGCGTGTCGTTCGCCGGGACGATGACCTGCGTCTCTACAGCTCGAACAGCACCCATGGGTCGCTTTCCTGTCCCATCACCGCGTAGCGCAGCGCGTCCATGCCGTGGTCGTCCAGCTTCACCGGCTGCTCTTTGACCGGACGGCCGTCCGCGCTCTTCTGCCACACGTACCCGGTCATCTCTTCCAGCGTGCTCACCGGCTTCTTCGCCTCGCGCAGCCGGGTATCTTCTTCCACCAGCGCCCCGCGCATCAGGTACAGCCGCGGCTTGCCGTCTTCCTGCACCCGCAGGCGCTGCTTCACCGCGTTAATCCCCGGGCTGACTTCCTTGCGTGCCGGGTTCGTGTACACCCCGTGCCGCTCCAGCGTGGCGCGGTCCTCCGCGTCATGGTCGCTCACCGACCAGTCGATGGCTTCGCCCTGCTCCAGCGCCACGATCTGCCGCGCGTGGTCCTCGACGAGCCGTCCGCTCATGTAGATCTCCCGGTACAGGTACATCCGGTCGTCCGGGTCGAGCGCCCACCACTGGCATACGAACGGGTTCGTGAACCCGAAGTCGATGCTGCGGAACCGGCGCCAGTCGGAGGGGATCGGGAACGGGTCGATCAGGTGCACCGCGTCGTCCCACTCGTCATAGACCGCGCCCTCAGCCTGCACCCACCTACCCTCGACCAGCCGGGAGCGCAGCACCCCGGTCAGCCGGTTCAGCGTGTCGATGTACCCGGCCGGGTTGTGCGGGTTGTCCGCCGCCCCGGAGTAATACACGCTGCCCTCGCCCCCCTGGATGATGCGCTTGTAGATCCAGTGGGACGGCGCGCCCGGGTTCGTCGTCATGATCACTTGCGGCCACGCGGCCCGCCCACGCATACGGGCGAGCAGCTCCTCGAAGTCGAGCTCAGAGAAGGCGTTCGCCTCCTCCATCCACACGATGTCAAGCCCACCCTCCTGGCCAATCGAGCGCAGCGCCTCGCGCTGGTCGTCGTCCTTCATGCCGCCCCACCACAGCACCGAGCCGTTCTCGTACACGAACCGGTTCTCGCTCTTGATCATCGTCACCCGCGGGTCGTCTCCGATCACGCTCTGTGCCATGAAGGGCACGATGCTTGCCTTGCAGTACTCGCGTGCCTTGCGCAGCATCAGCCCGGTCGCGCCGGCGTACTTGAGCAGATAGGCGTGGACCTTCTCGGCCGCCGCCCGGCTCTTGCCCCCACCCGCGCTGCCGGTGGCCAGCACGACGAGGTTCTTGTCCCGCCACATCGGTACCTGCCACCGAAGCGGCTGGTACGCGGCGAGGATCTCAGTCCGCTTCTGAAACGGATTCCGCTTCGCTGCCAGTGTCGCCGTCATCCGTGTCCCAGTCGTCCGGGCTCACCATCACGTAGCCCTTGATCCGCTGCCCTGCGCTCGTCACGTCCACCTGCTCCGTGAAGAGCCGGTGATGTCGGCCAAGCTTCTCCAGCGCGGCCTGCGCGTCGTACAGCTCGATCTCCACGCTGCCGTCCGCCGCCCTGCGTAGCTTCTTGATCAGCCCGAGGGCGTCCGCCTTCTGCGCCGCGGCGATGTCGAACCGCCAGCCGCCGCGCTTGTCGAACGTGATGAAGTCCCCGATGCTTGCCCGCGCCTGGTAGCTCAGACGCACGAGCACCTCGTCCGCGTCCAGCCGCAGATCCTCCAGACGGCGATGGATGTACTCGCGCACCAGCGGGTGGTGTTTCACGCTGTACGCGCTGTTCTGCTGGTAGCCCGTCTCGCGCGCAGCCCGCCGCGCGTTCCAGTGCACCAGGTACCGCTCGATCCACGCCCGCTGCTGGTCTGACAGCCGCGCCTCGAGCTCGTCGATTGTCAGGCTGTGCCAGTCCTCACTCATACCGGTAGTCCCTCAGTCAAGGTTCAGGCCCGCCCATCTGAGAGCGCCTGGCGGTGTCTCTGCACCGCAATAGTTGTGTGCGCTTTACGCCTCGTTCGAGGCACAATGCAACGGGCCTGCTATCAGCGTAACAGGCCCGTGTCAAGATTCGTCTTTTATTCGTCTACTCTTTTTGCCACTCAGACGGCAAGCTCCAGCGCATAGGCCGGGCGGATGTAGCCCTTCTTCCGCCCGGTGCTCTCGATGAGCTGCATCTGTCGGAGTTGCCGGATGATCAGCGCGGTATAGCTCCGGCTGTATCCGGCCTGGTCCGCTATCGCTGCCGTCGGCTGTACGCGCCATGGGTCAACCTGCTCCAGCACCCGGCGCTGCGCCGGACTCAAGGGAAAGTGCACACTGATGTCACGCCCGCAGTAGGGGCAATTGATTGCCGTCATGCTCACCCCACCAGATATGGCTTGAACCCGGTGGCTGCTGCCCGGGCTGTGATAAAGTCCAGCAGTTCTGCCGTCGCGTTGAACCATTCTCCCTGCCCTCGCAGATGCTTCCATGTCGCGTGCAACTCCTTCTCGTCCAGCATCGTCCCTGGTGTGCAGCACAGAACCTCAATTGGCTGCCCCATGACGAGATTGAATGTTCGGAACCGCCTTGCCGGCTGCGTCGTGAATCCGATCTTGATAGCCTCACGAGTTGGTACGGTCACGAAGTAGACGAACCCTGGTTTCTCGAGCTCAGGAACCGGGAGAACGTCAAGGTCGGACGGCGTATCATGGCGCACCGGGGTATTGACGATGTTGAACATCACGCTCATCAGCGCCAGTTCACGCGCTCTCGCCGGCTCAACCCGGTTGTGCTCTATCAGCCACTTGGCGACGTCATCCACACGAGCCTGGTATCTCGGCTGGTCATAGAGGTTCTTGGCCTCCACATAGAACGCTATATGCTCAAAACCACAGTTTGCGCAGATGAACCTGTCTTGCGTGACAAAGATGGTCCGTCCCATGCGCTACTCTCCCCTCCTCCGCCGCTCGACCCGGAGCGCGTGGTACATCTCCTCCAGCTGCGCGCTCTCCCTCGCAATCGCTTCGTGCGTCCGTCCGATCACGTAGCCGATGATGGCGGCCACCAGTGCCAGCACCACCGCTGTTGCCAGTCCGATCACGATGCACCTCCCTGCTGCTCCCGCAGCATCCGTAGATCCTCGTATGCCGTCGTCTCACTCACTCCGACCTGCCTCCTGTAGCGCTCCACCAGGGCAGCCGTCCCGCTGTCGGGGAACGCTGCCACCAGCTTCGCCAGTCGCTTCACCCGTTCCCCGCGGTCGAGCTTCTTCGCGCTTCGCCCCGGAGCAGCCGGAGTACTCCGCTCAACCTGCTCCGCCTGGAGCGCCCCCGGAGCGGTCGCCGCGTACTCCGCCTCCACGCGCCGGGAGTCCTGCCCGGCCTGCAAGGCGATGCGTCGCTCCTGCACCCCGCGCTGCTGGTGCAGGGCCTCGATAGCCAGGTCCCGCTCCTGCCGCAGGGTGGCGATGGCCACGTCCTGTGCGCACCGGCGCGCCTCGCGCCGCACCTTCGCCGTGCTGTGGATGTCGCGATCAGCGCGTGCCGTCGCCTTGCTCCAGCCGTACACGATGGTGTCCCAGCTTGCCCCGGCGAGGGCAAGACCCAGCGCCAGCCGGAGCGGTAGTGCGGCGATGCCCTCGCCATGTGCCCAGCCGATGCCGAGGAGCGCCAGGTACATCACCCACACGCTGGCTACTGGCCGCACCTTGAACTCCGGCGCGTCGTTCTTGCGCTGGTCAACCGCCACCCAGTTGAGCAGCAGCACGCCCTCCACCAGCCCGACGCCGCATACCACGATCGCCACCCGCACCGGCAGGGGGTAGCTGGCGAACAGCCGGTCGATGACGGCCACCGTTGCCGGGGTCGTCACCCCCAGCGCGAACAGCTTGATTCCCACGTTCAGCAGCTTCTCAATCACGCCTGTCTACCCCCTTTCTGAGTAACGATATTACTTGATATCACGCCTTCAAAACGCGACTTGCCTCTCAGAACGGCAGCCCATCCGCCGGCGAGGGCGTGTCCCGGTCGTACTCGCGGGGCACCCGGAAGGCGGCTCGCTCCTCCTCTCGGGCGATCTGCCGCAGCTCCTCGGTCGCCTCGCGCAGCCACCAGCACGAGCGGCACAGCGTCTCGCCGATATCGCCGAACTGGTCGTACCCGTGCTGCAGGTCCACCCCGCACTGCTGGCAGCGTGTCATCGGCGGTCCTCCGGCTTGCGCGGGCTCAGCTGCTCGATGGACACGCGGAACACGTTGCCACCCATGTCCTGCAGCCAGCGCGCGTTGTCGTCGTCCCGCGCATAGTTGATCACCCGGTACCGCCGTCCTTCCCACCACACGTACATGCCGATCTGGTAATCCCGCTCACGTCGTTCCTGCTCAGTCAGTGCCATGCTGTTTAGCCTCGTCGTATTTAGGGGCAAGCCACCCCAGCAAGTCAGCGTCAATTGAGATTCGCCAGCCGTCCTCGAACGTTTGCGGACGCGGGACGGGGATACCATGCATGAGCAGATGCTCAATGATGTCAATGCGGGCCTCCCGCAAGCACGCGATTGCTTCATCCGGCGTCTGTCCGTCAGAGATACAGCCGTCCAGGTCCGGGTTGTATGCGGTCCACGCCCACAGGATCGGCGGGTCGTTTTGCTTCAACACGACCGTCAGGTAAGGCCGATCTGCCAGACTCTCAGCTTGCTCACGTAACGTCAGTGCCATGTCTACTTGACCTCCTCGAATAGACTCAGTTGTTTCGGCTGCTGGATGCGTTTCACCAGCCCTTGCTCCACGATGCTCCGGCCCCACTCGCGGCTGCCCCGGCTCTCGCTCTCATGCCAGGCGATCACCAGGCTGCCGTCCCGCAGCACCTTGACCACCTTGCCGTGCTCGTAGCGCTCGCCCGACATCCACGCGTGCCGTACCCATGTGCCCTTCGTGATGGGCTCTCTCATGCCTCGTCCTCCTCGTCATCGAGTTCGTCGTGATAGGTCGTCCGCCCCCGCCGCGCCTTCTCGGCCGCGAGGCGACGCATCCGCTCTTCGGTCTCCAGGAACCCGGGCCGCTCCACCTCGCCATCCCACCAGACGGGCGGAGCGGTGGGGGGTGGTGTCCACCGCGGTCCCTCCGGTTTTGTATAAGGTTTAGCGGGGGGCTTCGGCAGAGGCAGCCAGGCGGAGGGCTGCTCGTCCGCTTCGCCAGGGGGCGTTTCAGGCCTCTGTGAAATTTGTGAGATTTGTGAAGTTTCCTCGTCAAACTCCCCATTCCCGCGCACGTTTGTGGACTTTCCCGCAAAGGCAGGCGAAATTTCACAAATTTCACGGACGGCCCCCGGAGGGGCTGATTCAAGCCCTAAAAGCTCGTCAAGGTCCTCGCCGGGCGGATTATCTTCACCAACTGATTTCACAAACTTCACAGCCGACAGCCCGATCCCCCGCCAGGTAAGCTGCCCGGAACCCGGTTGCCGCATCATCTCGAAGCCCTTTCGGCGGATGCGTTCGTTGAATTTGTTCCTGCCGAGGGCGTATCCATCGGCCTCTTTCACCCATTCCACATAGGCTTTGTACAGGTCCTGCACAAGGACACGGGCATCTCGATGGACCACGCAGCAGGCGGTGATGAAGTCCTGAATCTCGTCCATCTCCTCGCGGTAAGCCTCGATGGCGTTGAGCACGGTGGGGGGAGTTGGCAGCCCGCCAGCGTACCAGCGGACGGCTCCTTCCACCGCCCAGGCAAGGATGCCGGGCAGCTCCGCCAGCAGCTTGTCCTTGAGTTCGCGGTCCTGCTGGTCTTCGGGGATGCTGACGGTGAACGGGATCAGGCGCATCCGCCGCCACATCGCGCCGTCCGAGGCGTCCGCGGTGGGGCGATGGTTGACGGCGAAGAACAACTTGTGCGTCGGCTTGAACTCGAACTCCTCGGCGTACAGCTGGCGCGCGTTGATCGTGTCGCCGCCCGTCAGCTGCTTGATCGCAGACGCGCTGAAGCGCTTGCCCTCTTCGGCCTCACTGGCGGAAGCGAAGCGCGCCCCCTTGAGCCGCACGATGCTGGAGCGCCGCTCCGAGTCCCGTGCGCTCGACAGGAAGGCGTCCAGCGGCGTCTGGCGGCTGTAGCCACCCCCCAGCATGTCGCGTATCACTTCGAGATACGTGCTCTTGCCGTTCGCTCCCGTGCCATAGAGAAGGAAGAAGCACTGCTCACGGACGTCGCCCGTGATGCCGTAGCCGGTGGTGAGCTGCAGGTAATCGACCATCTCTGCGTTGCCCGCCATGATCTGCTCCAGGAAGGCCCGCCAGCGCGGGGCCTGTGCCTGCGGGTGGTATTCCACGGGCGACAGGTGCGTCAGGTTGTCCGCGGGGTCGTGCTCGCGCAGTTCCCCCGTGCGCAGGTCGACAGTGCCGTTCAGGCAGTTCAGCAGGTGCGGGTGCGCGTCCATCGCGTTCACGCTCACCGCCACGCCCGGCAGCGACTTCGCCAGCTCGACCAGGGCGCGGATCCGCTGCACGTGCTGGGTGCGCTTCGCGTGCTTGATGATCTCGTTCGCCACGTCCGTCGCGCCCGTGAACGACATCGCCGAGGCCTCCTGATAGAGGAGGGCAATCACGTCCCGCGCCATGTCGTGCACCCGCAGCGCTTCGCGCCCCTGCTGCTCCCAGTTGCGCCCGCTCCATACCAGCCAGCCCAGCGCCTCGCTGTAGCGCAGCCGGTGGCCGTGCAGCTTGACGAGCCGCCGCGCGTTGCCGTCGTCCGTCAGCTCGTACTGGTCCAGCGCCCCGTCGCTCTCCGCTTCCAGCACGCCAGGGGGCGGGCCCATGGGCGGCTGATCATCATCCTCCGCGACCAGCTCGATGTTCTCCGGGGCCCAGGCCGGGGCACTGTTGAGCACCGTGTAGAGCTCCTCCGCGGAGTGCGTCTGCAGCCAGTCATACACGTCCAGCCCGTGCGTCTCGCGGTACTCCAGGTCGGGCAGGTGCACCAGCGAGATCCCGGCCGCGTAACCCCACAGCTTGCGCGCCACGTCCTCGGCGTGCCGGTGGCCGTCGCGGTCCTCATCGGCGACGATCGTGACGTACAGCCCGGTGAAGTAGCGGCTGAACGATTCCGGCCACTTCATCGCGCCCATCATCGAGGTGGTGGCCACCAGCCCGAGTTGGGCCAGCGCGTCCGCGCACTTCTCCCCCTCCACGATGACAACCGGCAGCCCGTCCAGCGCCGCGCGGTTGATCTCGTGCATCCGGTACGGGATCTGCTCGTCCGGCTTCTTCCACGCCCAGCCGCCGCCCGGCTGCGGTACCCGCTGGCTGAACGTCTTCTTCTTCGTGCCATCCTCGTCCGTCCAGTCAAAGCGGCACACCTGCGCGACCAGGTTCCCGCTCACGTCCCGGTAATCGTAGACTGCTGTCGGGTGGTCGTAGTTGATCGGCGGCTTCTTCGCTTTCGGCCTGCTGTGGTTGACGGCCCGGGGCCGGTCGCCTGCCGGCGCGTGCCCGTTCTCGGCCACGGCCTTCGCCTCGTGGAAGCTCATGTCGTGCCGGTCGCGCAGGTACTGGATCGCGTCACCCGACTTCCCGCACTGTCGGCACATGAACTCCGGCTTGCCCGACGGGTGGTTCGGCCACACGACGAAGCGGTCCTCGCCGCCGCACCAGGGACATGGCCCGGCAAACTCGCCCCCCTTCGTGTGGCCCTTCGAGAGGAACTGTACGTTCGTGTCCTGTTCAACCAGCGCTAAGAAATCCATAGGCCCATGTCCTGCGAGAAGGAAGAGGGCGCAGCCGCGCCCCCCCGTGAATCAAATGTAGTGGTCTCTTACTTGCTCTCCAGCACGGTTTCCATGCGCTCGATGAGCGCCGGCCAGTACTGCGCGTCCAGCTTGACGGGCACGTTCATGCTGATGTTGCCCGGCATGACGTCGCGCAGCGCGCGCTGGATCTCACCCACCGAGAGCTGCTTCTTCAGCTCGCGCAGCTTCATCTGCTCGTTGACCGCCGCGGCGATGGTCGACACCCGCTCCGGCATCTCCGTGCCGCGCAGCGCGTCCAGCAGCCTGCCAGTGGGGACTGCCTTCTCAGCGGTCGCCGCTTCGGCCGTGGAGATGACGCCAGTCATCTCCCTCGCAACGGCGTCAGACGTTGCCGTGGTCTTCGTCTCTTCCCTGACGGTCACAGCAGCCGGCGCGGGGCGCACCTGTGCCAGTGACGGCGGGGCGATATCCTCCTCCACCTCCGGCGCGACGAGCTCACCCTCTTCGATGTGCTCCGGCAGGGCTGCCGGCAGCGTAGCGGCTACGGCCGCCGCCTCCACACTGATGCTCGCCGCCTGGTCGCTGCCGTTGTCTCCCTCGCCGTCATCTGCGCTCATAAACGGCAGGTCGAACGCCTGCTTGATCGCGTCCGCCTCCGCCCGCTTGCGCGCCAGCTGGCCCTTCTCCATCTTGCTGCGCTCGTTGCTGCGCACGATGCCCACGCCCTCATAGCTGGGCAGCGGCCCGGCCATCTCGATCGCGTCCCCCAGCGTCATGCCCAGCGCGTGCAGCCGCTCGAGGATCTCCACGTGCTTCGCCTGCACGTCGCTCCGCCGCAGCACGCACACCACCGCCATCGTCACGCTGCCCTTGTTCGTCTCTTCGTCCAGCCCGTAGCGCTTCCAGTCCTCGCTGCCGGGCAGCACCGCCTTGAAATGGGTGTAGAACTGCTCGCGGGGCGGCATCTGCTTGCGGGCCGCCTTGCGCAGCCCCTTGATGCCCACCATCAGGCCGGTCTCGCCCGTGTTCTTGTTGTGCAGCACGTAGATCTCGCCGTTCCACGGGTCAAGCCCGTGCGCGATGCTGGCCTGCGCCATGGCGATCACCGCCTGCGCTGGCCACTCGGACGAGCCGAGCATCCCCGCCTTGATGCGGTCCACCATCTCACGCACTTCCGTGCGGGCGGCGTGGGTCAGGGCGACGCGGTTCTCCGTGCGTACCGGGGTAATCTCTCCTGCGATGGTCATGTCAGTTCTCCTTCATGTAATACTTGGGGTCGTTGCGCTCATGGAGCACCCGGTACAGGTGCCCCAGCTGTGTCTCCTGCCAGTCGATGAGCTCACCCATCCGCTTCTTCTCCAGCAGCAGGGTGTCGATGATGGCCAGCAGGTCGTCGTACAGGTTCGCGTTCGGGTCCAGCGAGTCGGGGTCGGGGTTGTCCACCATCAGAACGGGACCTCCTCGGTCACGGCCTCGATAAGCTTCACCACACCCTGGCGTGCCAGCTCGTGCACCGCCCGGTGATACAGGTCGCCCGCTATCCAGCGTTCAAACTGGCCCGTGGCCGGGTTGCGCTGCTTGCTCTTACCGACCTCGGCGCGCCGCCCGTACTGGTCGTTCGGGTCAAGCAGCCACAGCAGCGGGTCATGCGCGCTCATGGGCTTGATCACCAGCCCGCAGTCCAGCGTCAGCACGCCACCGGCAGGCCCCTTCCCGCGCTTGTTCCAGTAGTCCAGCCGTGAGCGGATCTCGCCGTTGACGTGCGCGGCGACGACCTCGCGCGGCTCCCGCTTCGGCGCAGGACGATAGACGCTGGCTGACTGCGGGTTGATCAGGAAGGCGCGCAGCTCCTGGCGCCGCAGGACACACTTGCCCCACATGCCGGCAGCCAGTGCCCGCCCGGCCTGCTTATGGACCAGCAGCACCATGTCGGCGCGGCCTTCCAGCAGCAGGTCGCGGTTCACGCGCTCCGTCTCCCCGGCCTGCAGCCGCGGCACGGCCTCCTCGAGCACCCGCATGATCGCCTCGATGCCGTCCGGCGTGACCGCCTTCGCCCACTCCGGGACGTAGCCGCCCAGCCGCAGCACCTCCGTGCCCTGCGCTTTGATCAGATAGCCCGCGTTCCACACAATCTCGGTCTTGCTGCCGGGCAGGACGACCACGAGCTGCTTCTTCTTGTCCTCCCAGCGGATGAAATCCACCGGCCTGTCCATGAAGGTGATGCAGGTCAGGGGCGCTTTCTTCGGGGCAGCCACCGTTGCCGGAAGAAGTCCCGCGATCTTCGGCCCGGGCAGGTGGAGCACCGCGGGCCGCGCCGTCTTCGGCCTGGAGAGGGGAACGACCGCCGGGGCAGCCTCGACCTTTTTAACCGGTGGGTTAAGAAGGTAGCGCGGGTCGTACCCGACAGCCTTGACCAGCTCCTGCCGGCGTATCTCCGCCTGCTTCTGCTCCATCAGCGCAAAGAAGTCCCCCGGACGGGGGTCAGCAGGCCGCGGCAGCGCGACGCCCGGCAGCGGGCGCGACGTCGCCAGCAGGTCACGCAGGGCCTGATCGCTCTCACGCCGCATCTCTTCCATCATGGTGCGCGTCCTCCAGCCCTTCTCCGCGTTATTCAGTGTCGCTGCCATGGCGGGCCTCCATCGTGTCCGCGAAGCACTCCAGCGTGTTCGCCAGCAGCTCCGCCAGTTCAAGTCGGTCAGCCCGCACCTTGGCCAGTTCCGCCTCGAGTTCGATGATGCGCAGCTGCGCCTCTGCCAGGCGGTGGCCCATGCTCTTCAGGTGTTCCCCGATTGCTTCGACTGTGTTCATGGTGTACAATCTCCTGTGTGATAGGTGTGTGTGCGGGGGGCAGCGATGACTCCCGCCACCCCCCGAAATCGCCCCCGCCCCGGGGCGTTTTCTATTTCTTCGCCCAGTGGATGTAGAGCACGTTGTCGCGCATATCCAGCCGCACGACCCCGCGCCCGAAGCGTGCCGTCGCCATGCGGTAGAAGCTCTGCGCGACCGCTTTCGCGATGACCGCCGTCTCGAACTCCATCTCGATCACCGCCGGGTACGCCGTCCGCTCCAGCCGCAGCACGACCTCGTCGAACAGCGGCTTGTACTTGCTCTGTCGCTTGGCACGCCCATGCGGCGGAATGTCAGTCACCAGCACCTCCTTCACGCGGTAGGCAACGCCGCTCCGGTCCACCTGGTAGCCTGCCCGCCCGTTCTTCGTCACGTACCCCTCGACCACCCGCTCGTTCACCATTGCATGGCTCCTTTCAGCCCAGATTGATCACCGACTCCGCGTGCCGCTCGAACTCGCGCAGCGGTACCGCGATGCCACACGTCATGTAGCCCTCGTTGCGTGCCCCCACGTGCCGGTAGGTCTGCTCCCAGCGCGGCAGGTGCGCCCGCAGCGTTGTGAAGGCCATCAGGTACAGCAGCCCATCGCCGGGGATGTAGTACGCCAGGTAGTCGGCCTGCGAGGTGTACGCCCAGCCGCGCTTCCCGGCCCGGTCCACCGACATCGTCTCGACGAACGCGTTACCCGTCTGCTGCGCCCGGCTGTCCGCCTTGTACTCCACCGCCGTCGTCTCGCCCGTGCGCGGGTTGAACATCACCCGGTCAATCCCGCGCCGCTGGTCGAAGCGGTCCACCGCGTCCACCACGTACCCCCACGAGCGAAACACGCCGTCCAGGTACGCTTCATAGCTCTCGCCCTGTGCGAGCTTGTCGTTGAAGTGATGCACCGTCATGCCCCGTACCTCGTGTAGATATCGCCCAGGTCGCTGAAGGCCTCGGCGAAGTCGTCAATGTCGATATCGCCTAACGCCACGATGACCGAGGGGAAGGTCGCGCTGTTGCCGTTGGCGCCCGGCCCGCCGAACTTCAGCCGCCCGTTGATGAAGCAGCGCGGGTAGTCGCGCAGCGCCCGGAACCAGCCCGTGTCCGTGCGCGCCGGCAGCAGGGCCAGCGCCTGGTGGACCTCGTAGTCCTCGACGCAGGTCAGCAGCTTGTCCACCCACCGCTCGATGCTGTCGCCGTAGGGTGGGTTCATCCACACCGCCGGGTTCCCGCCCCAGTCCTGCGCCAGCCCGTCATCCTGGAGGGTGAAGTACCGCTCCGCCCCCACGACCGCGTTGGCCTCCGCGCTGCTGCACGGGTCAAGGTCGATGGTCCCGCCCTCGAAGCACTGCCGCGCCCGGGCGATGATGTCCGCCGGCGTGTACCACTCGTAGCTGTTGGAGGTCATCAGCGGCTGGAGCGCCGGCTTGATTTCGCGCACCGCCTCCGGCAGTGTTTTCTCCCCCGTCCGCACCTGCTCCAGCAGTTCCGGCGACGCCTGCGCGACCTGCTTTGCGTAGGACACGTACCCGGTCGATACATTCGCAACCTTCGCCGCCTGCTCTCGCGCTTCGGCCCTATCCAACGCTTCCGTCAATCGTGACGTAAGCGTCTCGTCATGCGCCCGGTTGAGCTTCGCGTTCGTCTGACCAGCAGCCCGCCGCTGACGTTCACGCGCCGCTTCCGCGAAGAGCGGTTCCACCTCCAGCGCCAGCACCGCCCGCTGCGAGCTGGTCAGATGCCGCCGGTGCAGGTTCCTGCTCAGCACGTAGGCCAGCGCAGCTTCGTCTGTCCTCTCCCAGAACTCCGCAAACTTCGGCTCTCTGTTAGCCATCAGGCAGGCGCGGTAGCGGTTGCGCCCGTCCAATATCTGGCCCTGGTAAACCGTGATCCACTCGTGCTGCCCGTGCTGACGGATGTCATCGGCCAGCGCCTGCAGGTCCTCGCCTTCCATCATCGGGAACAGGTTCGCGTACCGGTGAAACGTTCCGTCGGTCGTCACCATCACTCCACCTCCGTATTCAGTCCCGCTTCCCGCTCCACCTGCAGGATCAGGCGCGTGCCCTCTTCCATCAGGTAGTGTTCGTTCACCCGCGTCGCCTCGTGGACCGTGCTGCGCAGCGCCTCACGCACCGCGACCGGGTCCTTCGTCACGAGGCACACCAGCAGGCGCAGCACCGGCTTTCTGTTCCGCAGCTTGCCCAGCGCCTGGTTGTGGTACGCCTCCACCGCCGAAAGACTGTTCTGGCTCAACATCGTTCCGTACTCCTTGTGTGATAGGTCGTTACTCGTCCTGCTCTTCCGTCTCCACCGGCGCTTCGCCGTATCCCGCTGCCCTTGCCCAGCGCGACGCGCTCATCCACGCTTCGTCACACTGCCGCGCCAGCGCCTCGCTCCACAGGTCCAGCTCCCGCACCCGGTCTGACAGTTCCGGCAGCAGCTGCAGCCCGCGGGCCCGGCACTCGTCCGTCCGGCGCGGCTTGCCCGCGGGCCGGTACGTCGCCATCTCGCACAGGGTGTGCACGTAGACGATGACCGCCGGCAGGTCGTCCTGCGCCAGCGCGTGCCGCAGCTCGTTCAGCCGCGCGACCTGGTCGCGATGTGTCGGCAGCCACTCGGCCACCCACTGCCGCAGCGCCAGATACAGCTCGTCGGGGATCGCCGGCTCGAAGCAGATGGCAATCGTCCTGGGATATCGCTTGTCCGCGGTAAGGCTCGCGGGGGTGTCAAGGGGTGCATCCATACCTGTTCTCTCCTCTGCGCGTCTCTGGGGCCGTCCTACGCGGTCTGGCGGGGTTATTCCGCAAACACCTGACTGCGTTTGGTTGTGTGATGACTGCGTTCGCGTTCGTCCTCGGCAAAAAAAGCCTCGATGATGTCAGCCGCCGCCGATGACATCGACGCGCGCCCCTTACGTGCTCGAGCGAGGGAGTCCAACCGATCGCGCATACTGGGGGTCAGCATCACGCTAACTTTCTCTGTCCGTAGTTCCTTCGTCTTCTTCATCTTCCCATTACCTCGATGCAAATGTGTTTGGTTGACTGCATCTGCAATCATTATACACCCACTGTTCCGAAGTTCGCAAGTAGGAAAACGGGTGCTACAATGTTCGTAATTGGGTTGAGTAGTATGTGAATGCAGTCGCTAACAGGGTTGGGGCTTATGGACGATGAGCGAGAATCAACTTCCTGACTTTCTGTACCAGATCATGCGCGACCGAGGCCTTACGTCGCAGCGCGAGCTTGCCGACGAGGTGGGGCTAG